AAAAGAAGAAGAGATGGAAAGAGAAGCAACAAAAGAAGTTGAAACTCAAAAAAGAGCAGATGCTAGACAAGACGTTCTTGAAGAAAACATTACAACAAAACGAAAGGGTACTGGTAGAAGATCATTGCTACGAGGCTCAGGTGGTGGCATAGGTTTCTATAACGAATACGATAGATAATGCACGAAAAAACTGTAGAAAATTTACTTCAAAACTATGAGAAAGCAAAGGCTCATAGGTTGCATTTTGAAGATGTTTATGATGAAATATTTGATTTTTGTTTGCCACAACGTCAAGGTTTTAAGACTGTAACGATTGGTGAAAGAAGAGATGATAGAATATTTGACGAGACAGCAGTTGTTGGTATTCAAGAGTTTGCATCAAGATTACAGTCAGGATTGACACCTAACTTTGCTAGATGGGCAGACTTTATTACTGGTCAAGAAGTTCCTGAAGAAGAAAGAGATGATATTAATAATGCACTAGATTCAGTAACAGATTATGTATTTGAGATTTTACAGACATCAAATTTTGCACAAGAGATACATGAGTGCTTTATAGATTTGGCACTTGGTACTGCTGTGCTTTGTGTCATGGAAGGTGATGCAGTTAATCCAATAAGATTTCAATCTATACCTTTACCTCATGTAGTATTAGATACTGGACCTGATGGTAAGGTAGATCATATCTATAGAGAGAGATCTATTAAGAATGAAGATATGCCAGTAGCATATCCTAATGCAATATTTACTCCACAAATAGCAGAAAGAATAACTAGAGATCCTGAAGGTAAATCAAAAATCTTAGAAGTATCTTGTAGATTATATGATGATCCAAATGAAGAAAAGTATGGTTATTATATAATAGATGTTACAGACAAAGAAATGATTATGTCTGAAATATATAAAGGTGTAGGATCAAATCCTTTTATAGCTTTTAGATGGAGTAAAGCTAGTGGTGAAATATATGGCAGAGGACCTGCATTAAATGCACTTAGTGCAATCAAGACTTGTAATCTTACTATAGAAATGATTTTAGAAAATGCACAGATGGCTATATCAGGTATCTATCAGATAGATGATGATGGTGTGATTAATGTTGATACAATAAATTTAGTCCCCGGCACAGTCATTCCAAAAGCACCAAACTCACAAGGATTACAACCTATTAGAGCGGCAGGTTCTTTTGATGTGGCAAATTTAGTTTTAAATGATATGAGGAATAATATAAAAAGAGCTTTGTATAATGATATGCTAGGTGATCCTAATAAAACACCTGCATCAGCTACAGAGGTTGCAGAACGTATGGCAGACTTATCAAGAAAGATAGGATCAGCTTTTGGTAGATTGCAATCTGAGATGGTGCAACCATTATTACAAAGAGTTGTTTATATATTACAGAAACAGGGTCGGATAGAAATACCGACAGTCAATGGTAGAGAAGTTAAAATTCGTAGTGTTTCTCCCCTAGCACAAGCACAGAGCAATCAAGATATTGTTTCTCTTAATCGTTTTCTACAAACTGTGTCTGGAACATTCGGTCCTGAAGTATTGAATATATTAATATCATCAGAAGAAACAGCACTATATCTTGCTAAGAAGTTTGGTGTGCCTGATACATTAATAAGAGATGAAGATGAAAGACAACAGTTAGTACAGTTAGCACAACAAGTACAGCAACAACAACAAGGAGCAATGCCTGATGCCACAACACTTGGGGGTTGATGGATATCCTAGACCTAAAGAACAAGACGAACAAATTTCCAAAGTCATAGAATCAGTATTCAAAACTCCAAATGGTTTGGAGATGTTACAGTATTTAAAGTCAATAACTATCGAAGCAGTTAGTGGTGCTAATATTTCAGATGCAGAGTTGAGGCATTTGGAAGGGCAACGATACTTAGTGGCTTTAATAGTTAAGAGAATCAACCATGCACAAAGGATAAAGAAATGAGTGAAGAACAAGTAACACCAACAGAATCAGCTACAGAAACCCCAACAGAAGTTAGTCCTCCAACTACTAATGAATCTGTAGCTGAACCAACTAGACCTGAAGGCTTACCTGAAAAGTTTAATACTTGGGAAGATATGGCTAAATCATATTCAGAGTTAGAATCATGGAAAGGTAAAAAAGAAGAAGATATAAAGGCTAATGTTTTACAAGAGTTAGAAACAGAAGCCTATGCTAATAGACCTGCTAGTGCAGGTGACTATCAGATACCTGAAATACTTGATGAAGCTGAAGCGGCAACTAATCCATTACTTAAATGGTGGGCAGATTATTCTTGGGATAATGGTCTATCACAAGAAGAGTTTAATGAAGGCATAACTAAATGGGCAGAACATACTGGTAGTAATCAACCTGATCTTGACCAAGTAAAAAAAGATTTAGGAGATAATGCAAATGCAAGAGTAGAAGCTACACAGTTATTTGTTAATAAGTTTTTTCCTGAAGACCTAAGAGATGCTGTAGCAGAACTTGGCACAAGTGCAGAAGGAATAAAAGCATTAGAACTTATACAAAGATCAATGCAACAAGCACAGCCAAATAATCAGGCTACTGCTCCTGCTAAACAAACTATAGAAGATTTAATGGCAAAGATGCGAGATCCTAGATACTATGATCCTGCAAGAAGAGATAAGGCATATGTGCAAGAAGTAACTAATGGCTTCAAGGCACTTTAATGGCGAGGGTATCTATGATGGATACCCTATAGTCAAATCACATATTAAACATTTAAATTATCTGCAAAATAATATGAGAGATGCAGATGTTAGAGAGTGCATGATACATGGTGCTACACCTTTCCGTGCTTTGATGGCAGGTATCCGTGAACCAAATAGTGAAAGTTTTACTGTTATGATTGATGGACAACCTGCATTTATCTTTGGTTGTAATCCTATTTTAGATAATATGATAGGTAAAATATGGGCATTAGGCACATATGATATATATAAAATACAAAGAAAGTTTCTAAAATGGTGTGTGCCAGTAGTAGATTACTTTCAAAATAAGTATTATCAGCTAGAAAATGTAGTACCTGCTGACCATGCAAAGACATTACAATGGTTAGATTACATAGGCTTTGAAGTAATAGAACAGCCTATAATGATAAATGGTTTTGCTGTTTTGCGATTTGTACGTTGCAAAGGCGAAAAAATTTTGGTAAATAAAGAATATAGCCCAGTTTGTAGCTGATAGCCCTAACGGATAACTAGATGAAGCTAACATTGGATAACTAGATAAAATGTAACTTTAACTTTTTAGTGGAGAACTGAAATGGCTAATACAATAGATACAGCCTTTATTACCCAGTTCGAGACCGAAGTGCATTTAGCTTATCAAAGAATGGGTAGTAAATTAAGAAATACTGTCCGTACTGTAGCTAATGTACAAGGAAATACAGCAAGGTTTCAGAAAATTGGTACTGGAACTGCGAGTACTAAATCTCGAAATGGACAAGTAACACCAATGGAACTAGCACATACAACTGTAGATGTAACAATGCAGGACTTCTTTGCCGCAGAGTTTATCGATAAGTTAGATGAGCTAAAGACCAATATAGATGAGCGACAAGCTGTGGCAACAAGTGCGGCGGCGGCTCTTGGAAGAAAAACTGACGAGTTGCTTTATACTGCAATGGATTCAGGTGCTAATAGTACACAGATACATGACACAAGTTCTGCTGTTGAAAAGGCAGATTTGTTAGCTGTATTTGAAACTTTTGGTACTGCAAATATTCCAGAAGATGGTGGCAGATATATTGCTATGCACCCAAAGGGATATGCTGACTTATTTAATATAACTGAGTTTGCATCATCAGACTTTGTTGGTGAGCAGAACTTACCTTTTGCAGGTGGCATGACAATGAAAGAGTTCTTAGGATTTAAGATCTTTTCTACTGCGGCTATTACAGCAGGTAAGAATATGGCATATCATACAACTGCTGTTGGTTTAGGTATCGGTGCTGATGTAAGTACAGAACTAAACTACATTGCAGAAAAAGTATCTCATTTAGCAACCTCAATGATGTCTATGGGTGCTGTTGTTATTGATAACAATGGTGTCTATGAACTCCTTGATAATAATTAATAGGAGGGTTAGATGGCTTATAGTGCAAGTGGTTTACACAGAATGGCAGGTGCTAGTGGAGTACAGTTATTCATTTATCAAACAACAGATGCGATTGCCGCTGTAAATACTTCAGGGTATTTTAATGATGCCGCAGGTATGTTGAATGTTAGAGATCTAATAATTGTTATGGACACTAATACACCAACAACACATTTCTGTACTGTTCTATCCAATACTGGATCAGTAGTTGACGTTTCAGACGGAACTGCTGTAGCAGAAACAGACGGAGATTAGGAGTAGGGGGAGCAATCCCCCTATCTTTATATGGCAAGTACAGTAGCAAATTCAGCAATAGATATAGCATCAAGAGCCTTAGTTCTGATTGGTGCAGAACCTATTACTTCATTTGACTCTTCTAGTACTGAAGCCTTAGTAGCAACTAATATGTATGAGGATACAGTTAGAGCCATGCTGTCTACAGCAAGATGGCGATTTGCTACAGAACAAGCTGTACTAAATCAATTATCTGATGTACCTACTGGTAGATTTGATATTGCACATCAATTACCTAGTAATTTATTAGTATTACATGGTGTTACTGTAAATGATAATTTAATAGAGTTTACAGTATATGGTGATAAAGTATTTAGCGATACTACTTCATCAGATACGTTAGTTGCAGATTTTACATTCAGGGCAGATGAAGTTGATTTTCCATCATACTTTTCTTTGGCTTTACAATATTCACTGGCATCTATCTTTGCAACATCAATAGCAAGAGATGATAGACTTATGCAGTTGATGGAAACAAAAGCTAATCAACTTATGGCAAAAGCTAGAAACATAGATGCACAACAACAAACAACAAGAAAATTAGTTACATCAAGATTTATTTCTAATAGGAGAAGTTAAATGGCTAGAGTAAGAGTGCCATTAAATAACTTTCAGTTTGGAGAGATAAGTCCTTCTTTAACATCTAGGACCGATACTAAAGTATATACTAATGCAGGTGAGCAGGTTAGAAACTTTTTTATTAGATCTGAAGGTGGATTAAAAAAAAGAACTGGTACAAAAAGAATACATAACTTTGGTAGCAATCCTGCATTTACAGCATTAGCTAGTCTTAGACAAAGTGTAAGAATAGAACCTTTTATATTTTCAGATGATGAAAAATATATAATAGCATTTAGCAATACAAGAATAGAGATATTTCAAATAAGTCCTACTGATGGATCTGTGTCATCTATACAATCACTTACTGGACAATCATGGTTAGTTAATACAACATCAGCATCATATCTTGAAGAGATTACTTTTGCACAGCAAGGTGATCTAATGTTTATATGTCATAATACATTTCAGACTAGAATATTAGAAAGAACTGGTCTTACTACATTTACTATATCAACATTTAACTTTGATACATCAAGAGATGGCAATGACATATTTCAGCCATATTTTAGTTTTCAGCCATTAGGTATGACTATAACTGCAAGTAACACAAGTGGTAGTGTAACACTTACTACATCAGCAAATTATTTTGTATCTGGTCATGTAGGTGTCGATCTATTGATAGGTGAAACAAGATGTCGGATAACTGGATTTACAAGTGCTACACAAGTTACTGCAACTGTAGGTGGCACACTAAGACAGCAACTAGAAATAGATAGTATTAAAACTTTTGAGGGTAGTGGCACAGTTAGAGTAACAAAAGCCTTGCATGGTTTAGCTGTTGGAGCATCAGTAACCTTTGAGAGATCAGGTGCAGTAGGTGGTATAGCTAATAGCAATATAAATGGTGCAAGAACTATTACTGCTGTTCCTGATGAAAATACATTTGAATTTACAGCAGGTGGTAGTGCTACTGCTACATCTAGTGCTATAGGTGGTGGTAGTCCTCGCATTGTAACTGGTGCGGCTACTACTGAGTTTAGTGAGCAAAGCTATTCTGCTCTTCGTGGGTATCCTGCGGCAGTTACATTTCATCAGAATAGACTATGGTTTGGTGGCACTTTATCACAGCCTGATGGGATATGGGGTAGTAAGTCAGGATTATTTTTTAACTTTGATGTAGGTGATGCAGAAGATAATGATGCTCTTGATCTTACTGCTAATGTTGGTGAGATTTTTTCTATTAGACATTTAGTATCTAATAGAGATTTACAAATATTTACTACTGGTGCTGAGTTGTTTATTCCTACTGTGCAAGGTAAACCAGTTACACCTGCTAATGCACAGATTAGAAGGCAGACACCTTTTGGATCTAGTTTTGTAAAACCTACAGTATTTGATGGTGCTACTTTGTTTATACAGAAAACTGGCAGTGCATTGAGAGAGTTTTTATTTACAGATGCAGAAAGTGCATATACATCTGTGGCTGTATCAGGTCTTGCACCACATCTTATATTAGATCCAGTACAGCAAACATCTATCAAAGGTGCATTGAATAGAAGTGAGTCTTATGCTTTTCTTATAAATAATGATGGCACTATAGCTGTATTCTATTCAGTAAGAGGAGATCAAAAAGCAGGGTGGAGTCTTTGGGATACACAAGGATTGTGGCATAGTATATGTGCAGTACATGAAAGGTTGTTTGTAGTTTGTGCTAGAGATGATGGCTCAGGCACAACTAAGTTATTTTTAGAAGAGTTTCAAGATGATATGCCTATGGATTTTTGTGATACATTTAGTGGAAGTGCTAGTGTGTTTGGAAGTTTAGGTTCGCATTTTGCAAACAATGCTGTAGTTAAAGCAACAAATGGTAATGATTTCTTGGGAGAGTTTACAGTAGCAAGTGCAGAAATAGATGCCAGTGCTGTAAAAAGTGGGTTGAGTCAGGCATTTATAGGATATGCTTTTACACCTACACTTAAAACTTTGCCTATAGATGCCGCTATACAAGGTG